GCATGCAGAGATTACATAAAAAAGGACCCAGGCAGCGGCAACTGCGATAGGTCCAAAAGAAAAAATTGTACACCCTCATTATACGGAGGGAGAAGGAGAAAAGCAAGATGGTAAAAACGAAGATTACACTGGATGACGGAAGAGTAAGAAAAATTGAAGACTGTGAACTGGTTGTGGCAATCGGTTTGGGTTCCAAGAAAGAAGAGCAGCAGATTCAGTTAGCTGTAATGGGTGGCAAAGGATTAAGAAGTTCTGCGATGATTCAAGGTTTAGCAGATGCTACGGTAGATGCGATTAATACTCTTGCAGAAGACGATTATCATGCAATTGCTATGTTGACAACTTTTATGGAAAAAGTTGGGGAAAGCTGCAAAGCAAAGATGTTAGAAAGGCTTACGAATGGTGACTAAAAAGCTGTTTAACAGCCGGGAAGAGTGGCTGCAGGGAAGAAAGAACCATATAGGCGGTTCGGATGCGGCTGCCTGTGTTGGAAGAAATCCATATAAGAACAACGTGCAGTTATGGGAAGAAAAGGTTGGACTGGTGCTTCCGGAAGATATTTCTGATAAAGATTACGTCCAGTATGGAACTGAGGCGGAGAAGTATCTCAGAGCATTGTTTGTACTGGATCATCCGGAATACAAAGTTTCCTATGATGAAAATAACATGTTTATCAATTCAAAATATCCCTGGATGCACGCTTCTCTGGATGGAGAACTTCTGGACAGTACCGGACGACATGGGATCCTGGAGATCAAAACATCCAATATCCTGCGGTCTTCCCAGTGGGAGAAATGGAGAAAAGGGATCCCGGATAACTATTACTGCCAAGTCCTTCATTATCTGGCGGTAACAGAATATGACTTTGTAGTATTAAAAGCCCAGCTGAAGAGCTGGTATGGAGAAGAAATGCGCCTTGAAACGATAGAACGATTTATAGAGCGCGAAGAGGTGGAAGATGATATCTGTTTTCTGGTAGATGCAGAACGCAGGCTTTGGAACTGTGTAGTTACAGGGACAAGCCCAAACAGAGTCCTTCCACCATTACAGTAAAAAGGAGAACAGACATGTTGGAATTGAAAGTTTATAACCCGGAAGACAGCTTCTTAAAGCGGATCGAGTGGAATTATGAAGAACTTAAAAGCTATATAGAGCCTATTTCTGCGGAATATGCAGCATCTGTTTATACAGATGACATGATCAAAAAGGCTAAAGAAGACAGAATAAAGTTAAATAAGTTTAAAGATGCGTTGGAAGCAGAGAAATCCAGAGTACGCAAAAAGGTTATGGAGCCTTATGAGACCTTCCGTTTAGAAGTTGATGATCTTACAGCAATTATCAAAAAAGCGATCGATAACATTGACGGCCAGGTCAAAGGCTATGAAGAGCGCTTACGTGAGGAAAAGACAGCCAAGGTCAGAGAGTTCTATGAAGATAACATTCACGATATTGGCAAGTATCTTCCCTTTGAGCGTGTGATGCAGCCAAGATATGCCCTTGCTTCCACTACCATGAAGTCCATTAAGGAAGAGATCCTGGCGCTGATCCAGAAGGTGGATGAGGGACTGGCTGTCTTAAATGAAGTGGACAGCCCTTATGCCGGTGATATGAAGAAAGTCTTTTTGGAGACTTATGATATCGGCGCGGCCATGGCAAAAAGGAACCAGTTAGAGGCAGAGGAGCAGAACCGCAGGCTTTACCAGGAAGAAATGGCAAAGAGAAAGGCAGAACAGGAAGCGCAGCGGAAAGCTGCAGCTGAGAAAGTAATGGCGGCTGGAAGACAGGAGCCGGTACAGGCAGCTCCTGCAGAACCTGTTAAAACAGAAGTTCCCAAAATGGAGACCGTGGAAGAGCCGGTCAATGTGATCGACTTCAGGGTCTATGCCACCAGGGAGCAGCTGATGAAGTTAAAAGGATTTTTAAAAGATAATGGAATCCGGTTTGAGCCGGTACCGAAACAGTAAGAGGAGGATGTAGAAATGGCAGTAGCAAATAAGTTGGTTAATAAGCCGGTACAGAAGGTAGAAACAACAAAGTATATGGCAAACGGTATGCAGGTAACACTTACACCTGGAACAGTAAAGAATTATCTGATCAGCGGGGATAAGGACAGAGTATCTGATCAGGAAGTTGCGATGTTTATCAACCTGTGCCGCTTTACCGGTCTTAATCCATGGCTTCGTGAAGCGTACTGCATTAAGTACGGAAATGAACCGGCAACTCTGGTAGTTGGAAAGGATGCATATTTCAAGAGGGCAGAAGCACATGCAAGCTATGACGGCATGGAAGCAGGCATCATCGTCCAGAATGAAGAAACAGGTGAGATCAGTTACAGACAGGGAACTTTGAAGCTTCCCGGTGAAACATTAGTGGGAGGCTATGCGGAAGTATTCCGCAAGGACAGAAGCCACAGCTTCCGCATGGAAGTTTCTTTTGATGAATACGCAGGAAAGAAGAAAGACGGAAGTCTTAATTCCCAGTGGTCCAAGAAACCCGCGACCATGATCCGTAAGGTTGCAGCGGTACAGGCATTAAGGGAAGCTTTTCCACAGTCATTTGCAGGCATGTATGTAGCAGAAGAGATGGGAGCTGCAGAACCGGAGTATGCCGCAGGAGATGTGATCGATCCACAGACACAGCCGGCCATTGAAGAAAAAGCTGATGTACAGCAGCCTGTTCCTTCAATGCCACAGCCACAGATGGATGCAGCGGATGACTTTTTCAATTAGAAAGCATGACAGAAAGGAGGTGATCAAGGCATGGCGATAACATTTGACAGCATTGGCAATGGTGGGCTTCAGGAGAGGTTCAACATGGCCCTGAGGCAGATCGGAAGGAACATCCTGGATCCGAACATGGATCCGGAAGCTGCCAGGGAAATGACGATCAATATCAAGTTCAAACCGGCCGGGCGTGGGAACCTGAAGGTAGAGTATAACGTGAAGCCGAAACTGGCCGGATTTAAGAAAGCGGAGACCATGTTCCTGGTGGGACAGGATTCTAGTACGGGCCGTATTGATATGTCAGAGCCGGGGAGCAGGCTCCCACAGGTTGCTCCGGTACAGGAGATCCCGCCAGCTGCATATGAGGATGTAACTGCAGGAAGAAGCGTGGATCCGGAGACCGGTGAGATCTTTGGGGACAGAAGGACCGGGCCGATCGACTTAAGAAGACAGCAGGCATGATAAAAAAGATAAATGAGTAAAGGAGAGATGATCCATGTTAGAAGGTTTAAAAGATGCCCTGGAGCATGTGGAAGAACTTGCCAGGGAAAATGAGAAAACAGAAGTGGTGGAGATCTGCGGTCATACATATGCCAATAAGGCGCTGAGAAGATATGATACCGCCAATTACGCAGAGCCTGTAAAGGCAACTACCCTTTCAGCACTGGCAGATTACATCGTAAACTGCAGGGAAGAGTTTACAGAAGACAGAAGAATGATCATCCATGTAGTGAGTCCTACTAAGGTCAGACTGATGTCTGCTCTGGATGGGGAACGTAAGAGAGAGGTCCTGTTTGAAACGGATGCCCAGGTTTCAGGCTTCCGCTTTGACCAGTGGTACGACCAGGAAAGTTTTATGATCGGCCTGCAGGCCAACTTCGCAAAAACGGCGGACCTGGATGCGGTGCTCCTGCTTGCCGGAAATATCGAGAGAAAGAATGAGCAGACCTATTCCGATGACGGCTGCACCCAGGTGGCGACCATGACCGTGGGTGTGGCGGCCAAGGCAGATGCGATCGTACCAAATCCGGTCCAGTTAAGACCTTACCGTACCTTCCAGGAAGTGGAGCAGCCGGTCAGTCAGTTTGTATTCCGTATCGGAGACAGAGGGACACCGGAGTTTAAACTGGTGGAAGCAGAGGGCGGCATCTGGAAGACAGAAGCAGTAAGAAAGATCAAGGATTATCTGGAGTTAGTCCTGTCAGAACAGGATATGGCTCTTAGAAATCGTATCACTATCATCGGATAATCTATCGTATTTGGAAAAGCTTGTTTTACTACCTTAAAGGTCAGGATCATATGTCACGGTATTAAATGACCAGAGGTGTTGTACCTGAAGGGGCGGAGCATGAACCCAATTCTCTGACCGCCGCCCCTTTTAAAAGAAAGATGAGGATCGTTATGGGAAAGTCACAGCGGGAAAAAGGAAAACGCGGGGAACGGGAACTGGCCGGAAGGTTAAGGGACCACGGCTATGCCTGCCGCAGAGGGCAGCAGTTCTGCGGTGCCAGCGGTGATGCGGATGTGACCGGTCTCCCAGGCATCCATATAGAATGTAAGAGAGTGGAACGGTTAAACCTCCAGGAAGCCATGGAACAGTCCAAAAGGGACTCCAGGACCGGAGAGATGCCGTGTGTGTTCCACCGCAGGGACCGGTCTGAATGGCTGGTCACCATGAGATTAGAAGACTGGATCCAGCTCTTCAAAGAGTGGGAGGCTGGACAGCAGATAACGGAAGGGAAGGGACATGCCAAGACAGCAGAAGCCAGGTCTTAGTTACTTTCCTCTTGATGTCGATTTTTTCACGGATAATAAGATCCGGATCCTGCGCGCCAGGTTTGGCAATAACGGGATCGCGGTATATATCTATTTACTCTGCGAGATCTACAAAAAAGGCTACTACATGGAATGGAACGATGATTTTAAGTTCATCCTGGCAGCAGACCTGAATCTCTCAGATGGGTTCATAGAGCAGGTGCTGACATTCTTGCTTGAACGGTCACTACTGGACAGCACACTTTTCAAGTCGGACACTATCCTCACCTCACCCGGAATACAGAAACGGTATCAGCTGGCAGTCAAGGAACGCGCCAAAAAGACACCGGTGGTAATAAAGGGTTTCTGGCTTTTGGAAGCGGATGAAACGGAACCCTTTATTAAAGTGAACCCTTCTTTTCATTCTTCCCGGAAAAATGAGGATAATTCCTGGAAGAATAACGATAATTCCCGGAAAAATGACATAAAGAAAAGTAAAGAAAAGAAAAGTAAAGAAAAAGAAATAAAAGTAAATAAAGAGAGTGGCGTTGCAGCAGAAGCAGCAACCATGTTTACTCCGGATTCTTTTGAGATGATCTGTGTAAATACCCTGATCCATTCCTGTCTGGAAGGATTCCCAGGATCCAGAGTTCCGGTAACGGATGAAGAAAAATCCCAGTGGTGTGTCCACATTGAAAGGATGCTCCGCATTGACCACAGGACACCGGAGCAGATCCGCACCGCATTGGAGTATGCAGTTACAAACCAGTTTTGGAAGGCAAATATCCGGAGCACCAAGAAGTTCCGGGAAAAGTTTGAAACTCTTTATATGCAATCCCAGTCGGGAAGGACAGCGGCAAGAGCAACCGATGATAAGGCAGAACGGCTCAGGAGGTGGGCGGAGAATGGATAAGAGGGAGTTTGCAACACTAGCAGCTACCATGGAAGAGTATTATGGCAGGAACCAGATCACAAAGAGCGCGGCATCCATGGATATCTGGTATGAGCTGATCGGGGATATCCCCTATGAGCAGTGCAAGAACGCAGTAAGGCAGTTGATGGCTACAAGTAATTTCTTTCCTTCTGCTGCTGAGATCAGAAAGTTATGCACCCAGATAGAACATCCGGAAGCCTTAAGCATAGATGATGCCTGGGGAATGGTTTTGAAAGCGGTAAGGGCTTATGGGTACATGCAGGAAGCAGAAGCCCTGGAAAGCCTGCCGGAACCATGCAGGAGCGTGGTGAAGAACATTGGCTGGCAGAACATCTGCAGGAGCGAGAACATCATGGCGGAACGTGCATTTTTCCGTGACTCCTATGATCCTAAGCTCCAGGAGATGAAGCGTGTAGGAATGCTTCCACCAGGGATCCGGCAGGAAAACAGACAGAGATTGGATGATCAGATCAGAATGGCAGCAGGAAGGCTGCAGTTAGGCGACGGTACAGATGGAGAAGATGGAAGAAATGCAGGCGGCGGAGCTGGCAAGGCATAGAGTTGACCAGGGAGCCGGCGGCTATTACGCAAAAATCATGGACAAGGACCAGATCATAGCCAGGAGAGCCTATATGAGGAGCATCTTACGTGTGAGCTTCTTCTGGTGCACGATGAGCAATGCACAGCTGGACAACATGAGGCTGTGCAAGGCAGGAGATGATTTTATCGTGGAAGATACGGATAACAGGGAGTTCATCCTGCGGATCGACCGCAGATAAAAGGGGGGAAAGGAAAATGGAAGAGAATGCAGCAGTTCTGGAAACTCCAGAAGTGATAAAACATACAGACACGGAGTGGTACCGGGATGTATCCCTGGAAGATGCAGAGGTATTTATCCGGTCCAACCTGCAGTCAGCTGTACGCAGTGTGATCGCAACGGGATTTTACCTGAAACATATCAGGGACAATGAACTGTATCTGGAAGCAGGATATAAGAACATCAATGAGTATGCCATGGACAGGTTTGGTCTCAGTGCCTCTGCCACATCCAGATACATTACCAGGAACACAAGGTTTTCCAGGGGCGGGAACAGTCCGCTCATAGATGATAGGTTTAAGGACTTCAGCAAGAGCCAGCTGCAGGAGATGCTTGGCATGAGTGATGAGCAGCTGGAGCAGGTAACACCGGATATGACGGTCCGGGAGATCCGGAGCATGGCAAGACCGAAGGAAATACCTTACATAGAGATACCGGGGCAGACAGAGTTAAAAGATATCCCGGGGGTTATGCCGGAAGAGAAAACGGGAAGCTTTGAAACATCAACAGCGGAGCTGTTTGATGTGGAAGAGGATGAAAATATGATCCGGCCGGTGGCAGGTAAGCCTATTAGCCAGGAAATACCGGTTGCAGAGCTGATGGAAGAGGAAGATGCGGAGGTTGCGACATCGCAACCTCAGGACAGTATGACGATCCGAGAGTTTATCAAAGCCTGGAAGGAATATCAGCTTGGTGATTTTAAACGGGCAATGAGAGCTATGCGTACTGGGCAGAACACTGGGGAGAAAGCAAAACAGATCCAGGAGGAGCTGGCACCGTACGGATGTCATTGCGTTGGTTATTCAGAATATAGTTTTGATTTTCACTCTTTTGCAGGTGGAATGGACTGGCGGGTGAGAAATGAAAAAATCCACCTTAAATATGGTCAGCTTGCCAGTGAGCTGTTGTGTATGTATGATCCATGGTCATCGGAATTTGAGAAAGAGCCGGATATTATCAACGAGCAGCAGGATGAACCTGTAGATGCTACCGAAGGGCAGCGCTGGCCGAAGACATGCATAACTGGGAAAAGCAAGTATGGAAACTGCAACTGCTGCGGTGCTAATGGAGTGAAATGCTGTGCTGAATGCAAGGAAGACTGCAATTGTAGATGTGGTTGGCTGTATGTGACGGGAACAGGAGAAGAAATTGCGACGTCGCAAATAGATACAGAAGCTTCCACAAATGAAGCGAAAGAACGTACAGACATAGAACTCCTGAGAGAACTGCTAGAGAGAAAGAAGCAGCTTCTTGCTAAATGCCTGGAAGCTCCTGGCATTGATAAATCAGATGAGCATATAAGAAGGCAAAAACTGGAAGTAGGCGCTTTGGCTTCTATGCTGTGTGATCTGGAAGACATGGAAGCGAAAAAGGATAAACCGAAGCAGCCAGAGCTTCCACCGCTTAAAAACAACGATCAAAGAGCAGCCTTTATTGATGCGTATGAGGCCTGGCCACTCTGGATCGATAACCAGGAGACAGGTGAGCGGTATCACCGGTATGATCTTCCGGATGGGACAAGCTTCGTTATCAAGACGTATCACTCCATGCTTTATGACTGGAAAGCTGATGTTGCCATGAGGTACAAGGAAGGGTATGGAGCAAATGAGGAGTATCTTCTGGAGTCTGGAAAGTTCTTTAGGGACTGCCGGGCAAACAGGACAACGTTGATTGAAAAGCTGAAAGAGATACAGAGAGGGGAAAAGAAATGAACTGTAAAGACTGCAGCTATAAAAAATTTTATGACATGAACGGAAGGCCAGGGCGTTATTACTGCCTTCATGATGAAGCCAAGTTTACACGGAGTGAATGTGAGCCTCATCCTATAATCTGCAGAACAGAAAGACATGATGATAAATTAACTATTAAAACCGCACCGAGATGGTGTCCGTTGAATAAAAAGGAGAAGGGCAATGATCATAAAACAAATTGCAATAGATGAGGCACTGGAACTGCACAAAAGAGGGCTGATGGTGGGAGTGCTCCAGCCGGTAGTGCCGGAACCTAAGAACCTGGATGATTATGAGTTCCTGACATTGAAGAAGATCCTGGCTGGCTGTGAGTTCTTCCGGATCGTGCTGGAGGAAGAAAAAAGAGAGACAGAGCCAGCTGAGAAGGAACTGGGAGAAGTAGCAAAGCCAAAGGTAGTGGAAGAGAAGCCAACAGAGACAGCTGCGGAAACCAAGGAAAAGCCAGAGTCACCAAAGTCAGAAGCAACAAACAAAAAGCAGATTGATTTTGGAAAAATGAAGGCGCTTCGCAATGCTGGATGGAGTATGAAGCAGATCGCTGAGGAACTGCAGCTTGCACCAAGTACAGTATGCGGGTATTTGAAGAAGATGGAGGAAGGAAATGCAGAGATTAACAGAAAAGGATGAGCTGGGTAACTGGTGCCTGAAGGGTGTCAGGTGGGAGCAGCTGCGAGTAGGCCAAGTAATCACCAAAGAAGTAAGTGAAAGGCTGTATGGTGCGCTGTGCAAACTTAAGGACTATGAAGATACGGGCTGCAGTCCGGATGGTGTAATACGCTTGAATGACTTTACACAGAGTGAAGCTGCAAAACTGTTGCAAAAACTGAATGCAGAAGAGAATAAGCACAGGTGGATCCTGGTGGAAGAGAGACTTCCAGAACCAGAGAAGCCGGTTTTATTATCATTAAAAAATTCCAGTGTCCCGGCTGTTGGACGATATATTGCAAATGTTAATGATAACGGTACCTTTCGAGTAGGGGATGATGAGGACTTTATAGTGCTTGATCTGCATGTTAATGCCTGGATGCCACTTCCGGAGCCATACAGAGAGAAAACAGCAGTGCGGCCTGTTGTCAATGCTGACTGGCAAGATCATTACATGGATCGATTTGAGAAAGTTGAATAGAGAAATTGACTTTTGAGTTGAGTTTTTAGTTGTCAGTTGAGTATCAGCAAAGAAGGTAAAAACTAATGGATAAAATTGTACAAACATTATATGCATGGATAATGCTTGCTTTGATTTGGATGGGACTAGAATTGTTGCTATATGGCGAGGTTCAGCATAGAACAGTGGACGATATTATGTGGTTTCTGTTTTTACCGTTCATTTATATGGCGGTAAATTAAGATTTGGAGGATAAAATGACACAAGAAGAAAAATATAAACTGGCATTATTTGCGGTAATTCGTAATAGTTCAGTAATGCCGCAGGGCATCAAACTCGGAAAAACTATGCACGAAATAAACACAATGACCATTGCAGTAATGGCAAATATTATGGAGTCATGTGATTTTGAAAAGTTGAAAGCAGCATATGAAGCTGGGAAAAACTGAAATTTTAAGAAAGGCAAGTATGTGGAAACGAGTAAATCCCAATGTGGAGTATGTTATAGCTGCCATGCGCAAGAAGGGAGAGGATGCGAAGAATGGGATTAGTAAAGTCAGATGCCCAGAGGAAAGCAAACCAGTTGCAAAGGCGCAGTGCCATAGCCGCAGCTGATAAGGATATAATCAATGGGCCGAAGCCTACAACTTGGTCAGTCAGGATGCCAGCCTATGCGGGGACAAGCCTCTGCCCAGATCCGGAGTTAAGAGGAGGTGATACCATTGGCGAAAATAAAGATAACCAGGAAGCTTCTGAGCAGTTACCGAAAGCTTAAGAAAGAGATTGTAGTCTTGGAATTGGAACTGGTAGAGATGATGGAAGGGGATAACGGGATCGGCATCAGCGTTGTTATGGACTACCGCAAAGGCTATCCACAACCGAAAGCGGTTCCTGGTTTTGACTGGAAGCTGCATGATCGCCGTCAGAGGATCCTGGATAACAAGAAAGCAAGGTGCAAGGCCGTAGAAGACTGGATAAGATCCATAGAAGATGGTCAGGCACGGTATGTGTTCCGGATGTTCTACATAGAGGGAATGACGTGGGATAGGATCGCTGCAAAGATTGGATACAGCAACAGTCCGGACTATCCAAGGCTGCATATACGTGATGCCTATTTAAAAGATCACAGTATAGAACAAAAAAGGTCGGTTTAGTCGGTGATGTCGTAATACAATAGAGTGGAAGCCAAAGGCATACAGCCAACGGCTTACGTCAAACCCCACTAGGCAGCAGGTGAAAGCTTGTTGCCTCCCCCTTGGAACGTAGCTCAGTAGGTAGAGCAATGGCTTTTATCCTAAGCGAAGGTTCGAATCCTTCCGTTCCGATGATTTTTGTTGCTATTTTGTACTTCCCCTTTTTTCTTGGAAGCCTCTGTTAGATGCAGGGGCTTTTCTTTTTTAGTTTTGTATGATATAGTGGACATATCATAAGGGGAGTGAGGAATACCGATGGGTAATAAAGATACACAATTGATGCAAATCACATCTGATGAGCAATTAATAAAAACTTACCAATCTCTTTATTATGCGATGAATGCAAAGCCAGATTCGCGATCAAAGTTATTTGGTAGAGATGTTGTTATTTCTATGCAAGATTTAAAAAATTTGAATTATAAAATAACAGAGAAATTTAAAACTCATTATGCGGATGCTGGATTTAGAATAAATGTAAATGTTAATTTTAAAGACAGAGAATGTCTTGAATTTGATAGTTGGACAACATTTGAATCATACGATTTATCATTAGAAAAAGAAATTAATAGTATTTTGATTGTGTGGGAATATAATGCTCAATTACCAGGATATAAACTTCCTCAAAAGCATACATTAACTGTCCGGTTAGCGGATGAATTAAGACCAGAGGAAATGTTGAATTTACTTATATCTGGAAAACTAGAAGAAGTTGATAAAATAGATCAAGAAGTTTGTCCTGTTATTGCTCGTGTGGATTTTATTAATCCAATGTTGGGAGATGAATTGCTACGAATTGTTGAAGTTTGGCAAGAACGCTTAATGGCACCGAGTTTAGATAATAGCAAGTTATACAAAACTTTAAAAAAATATAGTAGAGTAATTGCTTATATCATAAATTACAGTGCTGTATTGGTGGCCATTTATTGTTCAGTTCAATTTATCACTCAATGGATACAAGGACTTAATGTTAGTTATTTAAGTGAAATTTCTATCGAAACTACAGGAAAGTTAGTATACATTTTGGTATACAGTGGCGTTTTTTGTTCAATTGTATATAAAGTTTTTAATATTGTAGCAAGTATATTATTTGCTAATTTGCGTTCCACATCCAATAATCATACTTTTAATATTACAAATGGCGATCATCTATTATGCCAAAAAATTGAAAAAAAGTTGAAAAAAACGAAATTCAAGATTATAGGGAATATTTCTTTTACGCTTTTATTTAATGTGTTATGTAATCTTATTTCTAATTGCATTATTTCCGGTATGTAATATTGGTATATGAGTATAATGTTTGTATATAGGTGGAAAGAAGGTTGATGCGATGAGTATAATTATTCAATTATTACAAGCAGTATTAGATACTATTGATAAGATTTTATTTTATATCGAAAATAATCAAACGTATGAGAGAAAAAATGAATTTAAAACAAAACGTATGTTTTAATATTTGCTAATTATTTACTGAAAGGAGCCACCCTAGCGTGGCTCCTTTCTTATACCCAAAACAACGAAAGCGAGGTGAGTCCAAATGACAGAAAAACAGAAAATTTTTGCAGATGAATATCTCATTGACTTGAATGCCACACGGGCTTACAAGGTCGCTTATCCAAGGGTGAAGAATGATGATATAGCAGCGGCTAATGCAAGCCGATTGCTAAGAAATGCTAAGGTTGCAGCCTATATTTCAGAACGTATGCAAGAGAGGCAGAAGCGAACAGAGATCACTCAGGACCGTGTGATCAAAGAACTGGCTGCAATTGCCTTTGCTAAAGCTACAGACTTTGTGCAGATCGTTCGTGGCAATGTGATTTTAACAGATACCAGCGAGCTGTCGGAGAAACAGATCAAGGCCATTGCTGGGATCAAAGAAGGAAAGAATGGCATAGAGATTAAACTGAATGATAAAGAAAAGGCTCTGGAGCTTCTGGGACGGCATCTTGGCATGTTTAAGGATAAGCTGGAAGTTACAGGATTGGAAGCAGAGCAGACTAAGCTGGATGATCTGATCCGGCAGATACGTGGTGGTGGATAGTGAGTACAGAACGTTTACTGTTATCAGATAAATACAAAGCTTTTCTTCGGTGTGATGCGCCTGTAGAGTTCCTTGAAGGGACTACAGCAGCCGGAAAGACTACGGTAGGGCTGTTTAAGTTTATGCTTAAGGTGGCGGAGTCACCGAAGAAGCTGCACATCATCGCGGCCAAGGACACCGGAACCGCGGAAAAGAACATCATCAACAAGGATCTGGGCATTGTGGACGATTTTGGTGTCCTTGTAGAGTATAACGGCAATGGAACCAAGGATGATAAGATCCCGCATATCCTTTTCCATCCTTCCGGCGGTGATAAAGTTATTTATGTCATGGGTTACGGCGATAAGAAGAAATGGCAGAAGGCCCTGGGTGGTCAGTATGGCTGCCTGTATATTGATGAGATCAATACGGCTGATATAGACTTTGTACGAGAAGCTGCCATGCGTTGTGATTATCTCATGGCTACGCTTAATCCGGATGATCCTTCGCTTCCGGTGTATAAAGAGTACATCAACTGCTCACGGCCTCTGCCGGAGTGGGAAGAGGAAACGCCTCAGGAAATTAAAGATGAATTGAAAGAAGAGCCAAAGCATGGATGGGTGCATTGGTTCTTTTCTTTTGTCCATAACCTGGGTCTGCCTAAGGAAAAGCTGGACAAGATCCTGGCTAACACGCCGAAAGGCACGAAGATCTGGAAGAATAAGATCCAGGGGCTGCGAGGTAAAGCTACCGGCTTGGTGTTTCCAAATTTTGACCGGAAAAAGCATGTTGTCACTGCTGCCTGGGTAAGGGCAGAGATAAAGGCAGGGCGGATCCGTTGGAAGAAGTTCTCCTGCGGATTGGATACAGCTTATTCCAGTAAGTCACCAGATACGATATCCATGATCTTCCAGGGGATTACGGAGGACAGGCGACTGATCACACTGGCAGAAAAAGTTTACAACAATGCAGAACTGGAAACACCTATTGCTCCCAGTGACACAGCTGTGAAGTTTGTAGAGTTCCTGGAGCGCTGCCGTAAGGAGTGGGGATTTGCGAAAGACGTTTACATAGACAATGCGGATCAGGCAACTATGACGGAACTTAAGAAATACAAACGGCTGCGTGGCTGTCTCTATAACTTCTGGGATGCGTATAAGAAACTGGAAATCCTGGATCGTATTAACCTGCAGCTTGGCTGGATCCAACAGGGCTGTTACTTGGTAGTTGATGAATGCCCGGAGCATCTGGCTGAACTTGATAAGTATAGCTGGAAGGAAGATAAGGACGAACCAGAAGACAGAAATGATCATACGATCAATGCAGGACAGTACAGCTGGATACCGTATCGTAATCTGATCGGGTTTGAGGAGGATAAGAAATGAGGTGGATATCGAAATTGAATGAAAATATTAAACGGGGGCTTCGGAGCTGGCTGGATATCCAGGAAGCAAACCCAACTGTAATTCAAGTCCATGAACTTATGGATTTTGAATTGTCTGCTATCAGAAATCGTATATGGTATTGGGGTGACGGAAATAAGCTGGAAGAGTTTTATAAACAGAGCCCAGAAGAAGTTGATAAATACAAGTTCTGGGCATCAAGGTGCAGCCCAGGAATGGAAATGCGGAAAATACATACAGGCCTTCCAGCACTGATCGTCCGCGTTTTATCATCCATCGTTCTTGCGGATATGAATGATTTTGAGTTTGAGAATACGGCCCAGGAACAGATATGGAAAGAGATTGAGAAGGCAAATAAGTTCCGAAAAGGCTTTGAAGAAGCCTTGAAAGAAACGTTGTACATCGGTGATGGAGCTTATAAAGTGACAATGGATACTACAGTGAGCCCTTATCCTATTCTTGAATGGTATCCGGGAGAAAAGATAGAAATTAATCGATACCGAGGCAGAGTTAAAGAGGTGGTATTTAAGACACCGATAGCAGAGAACGGCAGAAAATACACACTCTATGAGTACTATGGATATGGCTACATCCGGAATGAGCTGTACAAGGGGGATAACTTAGTTGACCTGAAAGCGGTTGAAACTACCAAGAATTTGAAAGATTACAAATTTGATGAGTCGGTAATTCTTGCCGCTCCGCTTAAAATCTATGAGAGTGCAAAGTGGGCAGGGCGAGGTGGTTCTATTTTTGATGGTAAGCTAGATAACTTTGATGCATTTGATGAGATTTGGAGCCAGTGGATGCAGGCTTTACGGTTAGGTAGAGCAAGGACATTTATTCCGGAAGCGTTTATCCCACGAAATCCGGAAACTGGTGCGTTGCTGAAACCCAATCCGTTTGATAATCAGCATATTGCGGGCAACGATAATATGTCAGAGGACGGTAAGAACCAAATTACCACGGTGCAACCAACAATTCCACATGACAGCTATCTTGCATCATACGTCACGGCACTGGATCTCTGCCTGCAGGGAATTATCAGCCCAAGTACTCTTGGCATTGATACCAAAAAGCTTGACAATGCCGAGGCACAAAGGGAGAAAGAAAAAACAACCCTTTATACTCGAAATGCTATCATTGAAGCTCTGAGTGAACAGCTACCGGAAGTTATATCTGCATGTATTAATGCCTATAACATCTTAATGAAGCAGACAATTGAGAAAGTAAAGGTATCAATTCCATTTGGAGAGTATGCGAACCCGTCCTTTGAGTCGCAGATAGAGACATTAGCGAAGGCAAGACCAGGAACCGCCTTGATGAGCGTTGAAGCAACAGTGGAAGAACTGTATGGCGATAGTAAGGATGATGAGTGGAAGCAGGAAGAGATCACCCGTCTAAAAGCAGAACAGGGTATTGCAGAAGTAGAAGAACCGGGAGTCAACATGGCTGCCGGTATTTTTGACGTTAATCTGGGAGCTAATGGGAATGCAGGTCAAGGTAATGCAGCGGGTGAGGGATGATGCCAAGGAAGAGCGATTATGACATTGTCGAAGCTATTCAGAAGATAGAAGATGAGCTGATAGCTTCTATGATCCGGAATATGGACCGGCATCGGGCAGAGGAAACCAAAGAAGGTTATAACTGGTCCATGTGGCAGACAGAGCAGCTGAAAGCCCTGGAAAAGTACAAAGTCCGTAACCAGAAGAAATACAGCAAGCAGTTTAAAAGCATTAATGACCAGATTGACAGTCTGATTCGGATGTCACGGTCAAAAGGCAGTATGCAGCAGGAAAGGCGTATACTTCAGGCAATTAAAAACGGCTTTAAAGGGGCTAAGAGAACTGGATCGAGAGCCACCGCTGAGTTTTTCAAACTGAATGAGCAAAAATTAGAAGCATTGATCAAAGCCACCATAGACGATATGGAGAAGGCAGAAACGGCAGTACTCCGTAAGGCAAACGATGATTACCGAAAAGCAATCTTCAACGCCCAGGTGTATGCCAATACAGGTGCCGGGACCTATGAAAAGGCTGTGGATATGGCTACAAAAGATATGTTGTCCCGCGGCCTTAACTGTGTGGAGTATGCCAACGGTGCCAGGCATACACTTTCAGATTATGCCGATATGGCGATCAAAACAGCTAGTAAGCGGGCTTATCTGCAAGGCGAAGGAGAAAAGCGTAAGGAATGGGGCATTGCTACAGTCATTATGGCGAAGCGTGGTAATCCGTGTCCTAAGTGCCTTCCTTTTGTTGGTAAGGTCCTGATCGATGATGTATGGAGTGGTGGCAGCAAGAACGGTGTGGATCCGGAGACAGGCAAGAAATATCCGTTGATGAGTTACGCAATCAGTAAAGGGCTTTATCATCCAAGATGTAAAGACAGTCATACTACATATTTTCCGGGCATTTCCACAGCAGATGATACCTGGACTAAAGAAGAACTGGAAGCAGTTGGGCTTCAGAACCAGCAGGAAGCCAGACAGCAGTATGCACAGCGTCAGGAAGAAAAGTATGGAAGATTGGCTGAGTATTCATTAGATATGAAAAATAAAGCAGAATACCAACTAAAACGTAACAAATGGGCAAGGCTAAAAGAAAACGAAGGTATTTATTATACATATAATTTTGGGCAGAATGATGTTATAAAACCACATAATATCAAGAAAAATATGCTAAAATCAGACATCGGAAAAGAGATGTCTGAATATCTGGAAAAGAATAATGTTTCAGTTCAATTTGTTTATGGCATTGATAATCCGTATAATGAATTGGGATTTTATGACGTGGAAGATGACGTGATAAGAATTTTTGCAGATAGGACAAAGACAATAGAAAAAACAGCAGAAGTCCTCATACATGAAACAACGCATAGAAAGTATGGAATTGGCGGAGATCAATGGTCGGAAGCCATTTGTATTGCTCAAGAAGTGAAACATCGAAAGAGATCAAATAAATTGACTTCCCAAGAGAAAAAAGATATACTTAAGTTAGTAAATGAGCTTTATCCGGAGTATCCATGGAGAAAGTAGGTGATATTGTGACATTAGAAGAAATGAGGACGAAGATGGATAGCCGTAATAGAATGCTGTTGGATGCAAGAGCAGGAAAAAATCCAGTATGTCCTAAATGTAAAAAAGGTCATATTAAGTGTAAAGGAAACTACTTTTTTTATTGCGATTCTCCAGAATGTGATATGAAGCTTTCAATGGATCCAGAGAGACCGAAACAAGAATAGATACCACCAGTCATCAGGCCGGTGGTATTTTTGTACCCATTTTTAGGAAAGAGAGATTAAGAAGATGAAAAAGAAGATTTTAGCATTTGGAGTGGCATTATCTGTGATGTTTGGAATGATAGGGTGTTCAACAGCACACACAGTAAACTATAATTTATCAAAAGATGCGAATGAATTTAATATTTATCGCAGAATTACAGTTACCAATGCAAGAACGGATACGGTTATGCTCCAGGCCGAAGGTTATATGGCTCTTAGCAATAATAGTTCAAATGAACTGATAGTGACCATTAAAACAGGTGATGACCAGTATTATAAGGATTATATTTACCTGAATGACTGGACCTGCTATGTAATGGAGCAGACAGAGCCGAAAGGAACAGACAAGTATCATTATGAATTGGTATTTTATCCTGAAAGGTTAATCCCGGAAATTGAAGTTAAATAGATCTATAAATTGCGACGTCGCAAATGAAAGAAGGTGATCTTATGGGACTTTTATCGTGGATCAGGCAGAGGTTTTTCAAGAAAAAAGAATGCTGCCACCATTACCGCAAGCATTGGAGCAGGGCTTCCGGTCCTTATGGTGGTTATGTGCGGCGGTGTACCAAATGTAATAAGATCGAGCAGTAAGCACGCAGGCAGTTCCTGGGTGTTATTTTTATGCCCAAACGCGAGTATGGCATTAAACTCTGCGCGGCCGGTGACACCGATGGAAATGGATCAGTAACAGGAGTGACACTCCCAAAATGGAAAGGAGACTATTAACATGGCAGAAACAAATCAGAACCAGGCACAGCAGAACCAGCAGGGAGCAGGAGATGGAGGCACACAGACTGCGCAGCAGAACCAGAATACTCAGCAGGCATCGGCGCCAGCTATTGACTATGGAAAGATCCAGCAGATGCTTGATGGTACGCTGGCAGCTAAGGAAGATACCGCATTGAAAGCCTACTTTAAGCAGCAGGGACTTTCTCAGCAGGAAGTAGAACAGGCGATCGCAGCTTTTAAGCAGCAGAAGGCTGCTAATACTCCGGATGTGGGAGCTATGCAGAATCAGCTGACACAGGCACAGGAGACGGCCAAGCAGGCGCAGATCCAGAACGCTGCTATACTTGTTGCGGTAAGCATGGGTATTGATGCCAAGACAATCCCATACATCCTCAAAATGGCAGATCTTAGCCAGGCTGTAGGACAGGATGGAAAAGTCAATGAAGAGAACTTAAAAGCAGCGCTCAACAAGGTTCTGGAAGATGTGCCGGCATTAAAGCCGCAGGCATCCGGAACAACTGGATTTATCCAGGTGGGTGCAGCAAGCAGTGGAACAGGACAGCAGGCCAACCAGGCAGATCAGCTGTCTTCCATCTTTGGAAACAAAAAATAAGAAAGGATGATGTAAATTATGGCAGTATACGATTACGCGGAAACTTTTATGCGTGAGTTAGCGCAGAAATATTCAAGGGAAATGATCTCCAATGATCTGACTCTTTCAAATCCAGGAATTAAGTTCCTGAATGCACAGACGATTAAGATCCCTAGAATGACTGTAAGCGGTTATAAGGACCACAGCCGTAGCAGCATGGGATTTAATGCCGGAACTATCACAAATGACTGGGAACCGAAAAAGCTGACCCATGACCGTGATGTAGAGTTTGCGATTGATCCAATGGATATTGACGAAACCAATCTTGTTGTAGAGATTGCAAATATCCAGAACGTATTTGAGGAAGAGCAGGCAATTCCGGAAAAAGACAGTTATCGTTTCTCTAAACTGTACACAGAAGCAAAGACCAACAAGAGCAAAGGTGCAGTAATTGATAATACAACTCTTACTGCTGCAAATATTCTTGACTGGTTCGATGAACAGATGGCGATCATGGATGATCAGTCCGTTCCACAGGAAGGACGTATGCTTTATGTGACTTCTGCAATGAACAAGTTGCTTAAGAGCGCCGAGGGAGTAACCAGAGTGATCAGTGCTGGCGCAGCGGGTGTAATTGATCGTCGTGTTCATGCTTTGGATGATGTAAACATTAAAGTTGTTCCGTCTGCGAGGTTTAAAACCAAGTATGACTTCACCAATGGATGTACTCCGGCAGCTGCCGCAAAGCAGATGAACATAATGTTGGTACATCCATCCTGTGTCATTTCTCGTGACAAGTATGCATATATGAAGCTGTTTACACCGGGCACAGACTCCCGTACAGCTGACAAGTATGTATACCAGAACAGATACTACACAGACACTTTCCTGATCGAAAGAAAGTCCTGTGGCATTGCGATCAATGCAGAGGCAGAAGGGTAAGGTGAGATCATGACAGCAGAAAAAGACAATAAAGTCTATACGATTGATCAGAACCAGGTAGCGGCATATCAGACTGCCGGTTTTGATATTAGGGATGATGATGGGAAACTGATCGAGTATGGAGTGGATAAAACCGTCCCGTATAGTGTTTATGCCAAGGTTCTGAAAGAAAATGAGGAACTGAAACAGCAGATTTCTTCTATGGAAGCTGAAGAAGAAAACGCAAAGGCTGAAGAAGAAACTACAAAGACTGTGCGGAAGAAAGCAGGGCAGTAATATGGCCTACGAACCGTATGTAACCTCAGAATATTACCAGAAAGAATACGGCGGCAGCATTGTACCTGAGGGTGATCTTATCAAGGCCCTCCGCCAGGCCAGCCGCCACGTTGACTCCCTGACTTACAACCGGATTGTAGGTCGGGGTTTTTCTAATCTGACAACATTCCAACAGGACCTGATCCGGGAAGTGGTCTGCCAGCAGGCTGACTTTGAAACAGAAAACGCAGATGAGATTAATACGATCCTGCAGAGTTACAGCATCAACGGAGTGTCTGCTCAGTTTGGCAGTTCCTGGAACGTGTTTACAGACAAAGGGGTTGCCATGAAGCGGGATGTCTACACTATGCTGTGCCAGACAGGCCTTTGCTGCCGTTTAGCGAGGTGAGACTATGAAATATCCGTGTTTAGTACCTAAAAGGCTCTGTAAGACGCCTGTGCATGTCCACCTGGAATCGGAAGAACTGGATAATAAGGGAAGACCGAAGTACAGCCTGGATGCAGATCTGATGTGCAATTTCCAGGATAAAGCCAAGACTATTCTGACAGCAGAAAAGAAGCTGGTGCAGATCACAGGTACAGCGCTTTTTACAGGAGACATTGCACCGGATATGCCGTCTTTAAGCGGTGGCACATTAACTGTATTTGGTCAAGAACGTCGGATTGAACAGGGCTGTAAGAACAGGAATCCGGACGGTACGGTAAACTACTGTAGCCTGGAGGTGATCTGATGCAGGTAAAATCAACTATAAAGCTGAATATGCCACGTATTAATCAGATGACACAGGCAGCGGTAGTTGCTTTGGAGAAAACAGCAGAAGCGTTGCATACAGAAGTGGTGCAGGCTCAGATCATGCCGTTTGATACGGGCAATCTGCAGAATGAAAGTACCTTTGTGGATAAGAGTCAATCTTCCGGTGGAAAAGTATCGTTGGTATCCAGCACACCCTATGCAAGGCGGTTGTATTATCATCCGGAATATCATTTCCAGAAGTATGAAAATCCTTTTGCGGGTGGTAAATGGTTTGATCCGTGGCTTCCGGGAGGAGTCAGCTCTGATTTTTGCAAGGAAGCCTTTAAAAAGTTTTATAAGAAGGCAGGTGGCGTATGATGCTGCGATTAACTGACATACAGGACTGGATCTCCGGTCTGGGTGTAGCATCAGCTGATCATGTTTATATTGGTAAGTTGGATAATAAGCAACAAAAATCCATTGGTATTTATAGTCGCAGCGGATCTGGACCGCCCAATATTGCTTTGGGTGGTTTAGAACACACGACTTACGATACTAGGGCTATTTCTCTTCTAGTCCATTGGAACAGGGACAAGCCGGAGAGTGAAGCAGCAGCCTATGAGCTGTTTGAGAAACTTAGAAACATATCCAGCCTGAGCATAGGAGATACCCACATCAACTACATTAATCTGATGGTTCCGGAACCGCAGGATGTAGGCACAGATGATAATGGTGTATATGAATATGTGATCTGGCTGGATTTAATTTATCAAAGAAAGTGAGGACAAGAATATGCCAGGAGTAGTATATCCGGTACACAGTAATCAGTTTAAGATCGGTACTAAGGGCGTAGACAGTACATCTGAGCAGATGGTGATGCCGGCCGATCTTGAAAACTTTTCCCCTGCCATTGATGGCCAGAATGAAGAATGGTATGCAATGGATGCAGAGGGATGGGCAAAAAGCATTGTAACAGGCAAAAAATTTTCTATTGATTTTAAGGGCAAACGATCTGTTGGTGATCCTGGAAATGATTATATTGCAGGGCTTGCCATGAAGATGGGGAAGGACGTCATGACGAAATTTGAATGGACCATGGTATCCGGCGCCAAGCTGGAAGGAATTGTGGTTATCAACGTTACAACCCCAGGCGGTGGTGATACAACCGCAGCAGATGCACTGGAATTTACTGCAACGCTGTATGGCAAGCCAACCTTTACACCGGCAGAGGCAGCATAAGGAGGAAGAAAAGATGGCAAAAGTAGTAGATATTACAGACAAGCTTACGTTTGATGGAAATCCGTGTTTGATGGTCAAAGGGGAAAAAATTGAAGTAAATGCAGATGCACCTACCATGATGAAAGTTCTCAATATTACAAAAAATGGTGGGGCTTCGGAAAAAAATATGAATGAATTATACGAACTGGTATTCCCGGAAAAAAGCAGGAAGTTAATTAATTCATTCAAGCTGCTGGTGCCTGACTGGATGACCGTTATCCACGAAGCTATGAAGCTGATCACAGGAGATATTACAAGCCAGGGAGAGCAGTGACCCGTACTACGATCTACTTGAGGACTGGGACCTGATCGTTTCCAGTTTTCTTACGCAGTACGGGTTACGCATAAGGACCAAAGAATTTGAAACAGTCAGCTGGGATGAATTTCGTTCCCTGCTGGCTGGCCTGTCTCCCGATACTCCCCTTGGGCGCATGGTTGCGATCCGATCAGAAACAGATAAGGAAGTAATCAAGCGTTTCACACCGGATCAGAAACGTATTTATAACGAATGGAGAGACAGGAAAGCAGAGAGCATGACAAAAGAAGCATATGAAAAGGCTATGGATAAGCTGGAACAGTTTATGGCTGACTGCTTCGGAGGTGGTTGAAATTGAAAGAGTAAAGCAGGAAAAAGTCCGGTGCCCGTACTGCGGGTATCCGGTCAATGCAATGAAGTCAGAAGATGCCAAATGTAAGGGCATCTTTTTTAAATGCAAAAATAAAGAGTGCAAAAAGATATTTGAGTTAAAGATCTAAGACGCTGTGCCGATGTGCCTGTCTTAATAAAAAAGGCAGGTGACATATATGGCAGCAGACAGCGTAGGACAGATCGGGCTTGACCTGGTTGTAAATAAAAACGATTTCAATAGTCAGATGTTAGGAATAGAAAATCTGGCAAAGAAGGCAGGCAAAGCCCTTGCTGCTGCTTTTACAGTTAAGAAAATATTCGATTTTGGAAAGTCCTGCATAGAACTAGGCTCTGATCTGGCAGAGGTCCAGAACGTAGTTGATGTTACGTTTTCTCAAATGAGTAAACAGGTAGATAAGTTTGCTCAGAATGCTGCCGCTCAGTTTGGTCTGTCTGAGACCATGGCAAAGCAGTTTACCGGTACTTTCGGTGCTATGGCAAAGGCTTTTGGTTTCAGTGAGAAAGCTGCATATGACATGTCCACGACTCTTACCGGGCTGGCAGGTGATGTGGCATCCTTCTATAACATCAGCCAGGATGAGGCGTATACAAAACTGAAATCGGTGTTTACCGGTGAGACAGAGAGCCTGAAAGATCTGGGCATTGTCATGACACAGACTGCTCTTGACAGTTATGCTTTGGCCACCGGTTTTGGCAAGACTACAGCGAAGATGTCAGAGGCAGAAAAAGTTGCTCTGCGGTATAAGTTTGTACAGGATCAGCTGACAACCGCAGCGGGTGACTTTTCTAGGACATCTACAGGATGGGCTAACCAGGTCCGCATCTTACAGCTGCAGTTTGACAGTTTAAGAGCAACCATAGGCCAGGGACTTATAGCCGCTTTATCTCCGGTGATCCAGGTGATCAACACGATCATTGGAAAGCTTTTGAGCATGGCAAATGCTTTTAAAGCTTTTGTAGCAATGCTGTCAGGTGGCAAAAAAGACGGAAACATTACAGAGACTGCAGCAGGAATGGAAGCGATCGCTGCAGCAGCGGATAAAGCAGGTGCTGCCACATCAGGTATTGGAAGCGCCGCAAAGAAAGCTGCAAAGGATATAAAATCGGCAACTACAGGTATTGATGAGCTAAATATTATAAATCCGGACAGCGGATCTGATAGTGGAAGCGGATCCGGAGGCGGTGGAGCTGGCGGCTACAACGCAGATGACTTTGATATGGGAACACTTCCAGAACAGGAAGATGTAGTTAGCGGAAAACTGCAGAAGATAGCGGATCTGATGAACCAGTTAAAAGACTCTTTCACAAGTGGCTTCTGGGATGCTTTTGGTGACACATCTGTATTTGATTCGATCCAGAACAGTATCAAATCCATAAAAGACAGTCTGAAAGATATTTTTACTGATCCAGGTGTACAGGCAGCAGCTTTAAATTTCGCCAATACATTTTCATATGCATTGGGACAGATAGCCGGATCGGTAGCCAGCATTGGTGCGACGATTGCAGATAATCTTCTGGGTGGTATCAGTAAATACCTGGAACAAAATAAGGACCGTATTAAGGATTATCTGATCCAGATGTTTAATGTTGGCAGTGAGATTGCTACACTGGTTGGAAATTTCACTGCTTCCATTGCAGACATATTTACTGTATTCCGTAGTGACTCAGCAAAACAGATCACAGCTGATATCATAGGAATTTTCAGTAGTTCTTTCATGGGAGTTACGGAACTGGGTGGCAAATTTATCCGGGATCTTATCCAACTTATAACAAAGCCTATAACCGATAACACAGGTCAGATCAAAGAACGGATACAGGGACTTTTAGATGAACTGCAGCCTATATTTGATAAACTGAAAGAATTAGTTGATAAGATATGGGACGGCCTGAATACAGCCTATGATACTGTTGCAAAGCCGGTATTTGATGCGTTTACAGAGGCAATATCTTCAGTTGTAGACTGGATAACTGAAACACAAACACGCTTTGATGGAGCCATCGGAATTGTTGCTGCTTTCTTTGGAGCTTGGGAAATTGTAAAACTGGGTGAGTTCATCATTAATGCTGGTGGTGTTGTATCAATGCTTTCTGGAATGGTAGCTGGATTTGTGGCAAATGCGGCTGCTATTGCAACACATACGGCAGCACTTATAGCAGATAAGATAGAGACAGCAGCTATTGTTGCTATGTATGCTAAGGATTTTGTAGTAAATCTGGCACAGGGGACAGCGGCACTGATACAGCAGGCAGCTCAGTTTGTGATCAATACCGCAGCAAAGATAGCAGATACGGCAGCTCAGATAGCCATGACAGCGGCTACAGTAGCATGGAATGCTGTATGTGTGATTGCAACGACGGTTACCACTGCTTTGGGAGCAGCGATTGCTTTCCTTACCAGCCCGATTGGGCTAGTCATCATTGCTATTACAGCCCTGATTGCTGCGGGTGTACTTCTGTACCAACATTGGGATGAAGTGTCAGCTTTTGCAGTTGAAATCTGGGGAAAGATCAAGGAAACAATCAACAATGCGATTGATGCTGTAAAAGTATTTATTGCCAACACGTTACAGGTAATTAAAGTTTCCTGGGAAAATAAGTGGAACGCGATCAAAGCATTTGTTTCTAATCTTTGGAATGTGATCAAATTACTTGCAACTACCGTATTTGAAGCAATCAGAGATAAGCTTTCTGAGATCTGGGATAGTGTACGCCAAACCATTGAAGACAAATGGAATGCCATTAAGGATTGGTTTGAAGACATCTGGAAGAAAATTAAAGAGGTATTCAAACCAGATGCAATGATCGAGATCGGCAAGAACATCATGAACAAACTCTGGGACGGTTTAAAATCCGTCTGGGAATCTATTACTGGATGGCTTCAGGGGTGCGCAAATTTTGTCAGTGGTGTCTGGGACGGCATTGTAGAAGGTGCGAAGAGTATTTTCAAGAGCGCTAAGGAAGATGCAGAGGATGATGAGGAAGCAGATGATAGTGATGACTGGGATTATGGTACCAATTCGCCTGTATCCGGTCATGCTTCCGGTGGTTTTCCTAAATCCGGGCAGATGTTTGTAGCCCGTGAAGATGGTATTCCTGAGATGGTTGGAAGCTGGGGCGGTCGTGCGGCGGTTGCAAATAACCAGCAGATCACCCAGGGCATCACTCAGGCTGTACAGCGTGGCATGAGAGCATGCATGGCACCTCTGGTATCTCAGATCACAGCTATGTCTCAGACTGCAGCGCCTCCGCTTGCGACAATGGGAACAGGCGGAACCGTAGCAGCCTACAGCTATGGCGGTGACCGGCTTCAGGATATGATGGATCGTGCTATGGCATCATCTAATGCGGCATCGGAAGAACAGCTAAATGTCATGATCGAACTTCTGAAGAAGATCATTGAGCTTATAGAAAATCTTGACCTGGTAGTAAATATTGATATCCGGGAACTGCGAAGAAAGTTGAAAGACCTTGAAAAGCGTTCCGGGGTGAAATTCGACTAAAGAAAGGAGCGGGATATTATGGCAGCGTTTATAACAGTCAACGGGCGGGAATTTCCTGCTCCTGACAATGTATGGGATCTGATTGTTGCAACCAATGTTACAGCTGGCAGAAATGCCCAAGGCGAGTTCATCGGGGACAAGGTTGGACGGGACCAGTACAAGATAGATAACCTGCAGTGGTCCTGGCTGGATGCGGAAACCTGGGCAGAAATGTGTCAGGCATTCGCATCCTTTGTTGTGACAGCCAAGATCTGGGATCCAGTTAATAATGGTTGGATAACTTTACAGATGTATCCGGGCAATAGAAGTGCGACAGCAGGCATAAATGATGCAGAGCAGCGCCCGCTTATTTATAAACTTTGTAAAGTAAACATTGTAGACTGTGGGGTGATCGAGTAATGCAAAAAGCTAGTGATGCGTATAAGCAGATGATGGAACAGCAATATAGAAATCAGTTTTATATGTGGGTTACGATCGGAGTCATTAACCAGGTCGCACAAAACATGGCATACGCTTCCGGTATTTACGCACCCATGTCCAATCTGGAAAAGCCGTATCAAAATTATGATCGGGAATACACTTACGGTACTTTGGAACAGGACTTTTTCCGAGTAGATGGCAAGATGCTTTTTTTGCCAAGAGATGGCCCATATTTTAATCAGGGTATCGTAAGCGCTGATCTTTTAGGCACGATCACAACCAAGTTCAAAGACGGACCATATGACATCAAGGGACTGACGGTGGAGTTTGGCGAAGCATACCCAACGGAGTTTGATATTGTATCAAGCAAAAAGACGGTAAGTATCACAGGCAACGCAAACGGTCATTTTACCACAGAGGAGACCTTTCTGGATACAGATTATATCCAGATTGTGCCAACGAAAATGGTAAACGGCAAAGCACGGCTGAGAGTGCTGCAGATCAGCATGGGCGTTGGCATCAACTTCACAAACCGCCAGATTAAAAACAGCAGCAAAAAAGAGTTCCTGTCATGGATATCGGCAGAGCTTCCGACCACGGACCTCAGTCTTTCGGTGAAAAATGAGAATCGGCGCTTTGATGTAGAAAATGAAGATTCGACACTCAACTTTTTGGAGATCGGTCAAAAGGTAGAGGTATCCTATGGCGCTACACTCCAAAACGGAGATATTGAGGTGTTTTCCGGCACATCATTGCTGCTGGACTCCTGGAAAGCATCCGATGATGAGGTATCATTCCAGGCAAAGGACATCATCGCGTCATTGGATGGGATATATTACTGGGGATCGTACGAAGAAACAAATCTTTACGATCTGGCGGTGCTGGTACTCACAGATGCGGGCATGGACGAACGAGAGTATAGTATTGACAGCTATCTGAAAAACGTACAGGTGGCAAATCCGTTGCCGGTTGCCACTCACGCAGAATGCCTACAGATCATTGCAAACGCTGGCCGGGCTATAATCATTGTAGACCGCAGTGGGGTAATCCATCTGAAAGCCGGCTTTACCACGGTAATATCGCCAGAAAAAATGGCCGTGGAAGGAAAGAACACGGCCAGATGGTCAACACCGAAAAGCGTTGTTATGGCTGATGCCAAATATGGATACGCGACCTTATGGAAGGATTATATCCGTGCGGACGGAAGCATGTATTTTCTGCCGCGAGGCAGCAACTATTTGACCGAGGGATACGTGAGCAATGATATTGCGGACTCTTCCGGAACTTTTGCAGATCCTCCGGGATTTACAATCAGCCTGGAAGCGGCGTTTAAATATTATGGCCTGACTGTGGAATTTGGCGGAAATCCACCAACGGAAATGCAGATACTGACATATCTGGATGGAGAACTGCAGGAGATCTACACCCATACAGATATAGGACGGATCACGGATGTGGAGCATGAATTCCCGCCGTTTAACAAGATAGAATTTTCATTTCTTTCCGGAAAGCCTGGAAATGGCGTGATCGTTCGTAAAGTCAGCTTTGGTGACGTTACGGACTTTTCTGTGACTTACAAGACCATGACAGATACTCCGGTAGGATCTAGGACACAGCTGTATAAGGATCTAAATGTTGTTGTGACGAGATTTTCAGAGTCCGCAGAAGTAGAAAAAGAACTGTGTAAAACTACGGTTATGGGCGGGCAAATTGTGGATTGCTATCTTAATAATGCAAGCTATGGCTTAGTTTCAAACTGCGGGAAAATAATAAAATCTTCTGCGTATGCAGCACGGGTGGACCTGACAGGAGTAACTGAAGAAGTTGAACTTGTCATAACCGGAAAGGAATACTTGCAAAATGAAAGCAACTACACTCTATCATTGAACACTGTCGGAGAGGCAAAAAAATGGTCAAACATTTTGATCAGTGACCAGGAACATGCAGCTACAGTAGCAGAGTGGGTTGGGAATTACCTGAATAACAACATTGAGTATGATGTGCCCTATCGTGGAGATTTTAGACCAGATGCAGGAGACATTATTTTTCTTCAGGGACATAAAACAGATCAGATGCAGGTCTTCCTGGAGGAACATGATCTATCATTTTCAGGCGGCAAACTGTCTGGAAGTATAAAAGCAAGGAGGGCGATTGATGGTGTGGAAGCAGCCGAAAACGGACTGGGCCGGAAAAAGTGATGCCGACGGGAACTATACGGGCGATTACTTTAACGCATCCGACTACAACCGGATCAAAAACAACATTGCAGCAATCAGCATGCTGGCATACACCCTTTATCCAACATTCGCCATGCAGAGCATGGGCGTGGATAAAAAAACGGGAGATTACCTGTACGCAGATGAAATCAATGTCCTGGAAGCAAATCTGGAGACGATCTGTAGCAAGACGATCCCAAAACTGGCGGGTAAAAAGAAAACATACTACGAAAACACAGCAACCATCGATTTTACTGAGCTTAACAGAATCGAAAAATGCTGCTTGGATTTGTACAACAATCTTACGAACCAGAGTAACGGAGGAAGGTATCATCTGGCCTTTACTCTGGGTACGGGAAGGAGCGGCTTTTAATGGCATTAAAAACAGATTATAAAGACGCAGCATGGGCGGGGGACCGCCTCTATGAGATAAAAGACGCCGGGAGCGGCACCAGCACCATCACTGATGCGACAACATACACCCAGGAGGGCGATCCTTTTGGGGCGAAGGATATTAACGAAACCAACGCGGTCATTAACCGGCTCACAAAAGAGCCGACATGGGTAACGCTGAAAGCATCGAGCTGGAGCGGATCCACGGCGCCATACACCCAGAAAGTGAGCGTGGCAGGGGTTACGGCAGACGATTACCCGGTACTTGTAAGTGGTCTGGCAGATGGGGCATCAGCTGCAACGATAAAAGCGTATAATAAAGCATTTTCTTGTGTTGCGGCAGTACCTGGCGTAACAGCGGCCGGAAGTGTAACTTTTAAGGCGTATAAAAAGCCAAATATTGATATCAGAGTTGGATTAAAGGGGGTATAAAAATGGGTTTAGTTTTGGTAACCGGTGGTAGTGAAAATATTGGAATTTCAGATGAGTGTACTGCAACTAAAGGAGATATTTTAAAAGGGAAAACCGCAATTTCCAACGACTCTGATGATGAAGTTGTGGAGGGCACACTGGAACTAACTGGCACAGCGGTTGACAATCAAGTTCTCGCCGGTAAAACTTATTATAGTACAGATGCTCATACAAAAAGAACAGGGACCATACAATCACAACCTGGATGGACACCTATTCCCTCAACGATTCAGCAAACATTAAAATGTAAAGGTAAATATATGACGGAGAACGTTGTTATTCCGGCATTTGTTATGCCTTCTGCTGATGTTATAAAGAAAGGCGCAACGGTATCAATATATGATAATTCTATAACAGGCACGTGGGAAGGTTATCCACCTACTACTGAGTATTTCTGGAAGGCTACACCGGGCGGTAACAGTAATGTAGGCGGTCTTGTTGGAACCGGAAATTTGGGGTTTGGTAGCCTGGGACAAGTTTATTCCGACAGTAATGCTTCTAATAATACATTATCAACTCCTACGATGATTAATTTAAGAAAATATAGTCGTATTTTCGTACACATCAATAAAAGCGAGCCTTTTGAAGATGCAGGCGTTGCCATATACGCAAGATATGCCAATGGGCAAAGAGCGTTGATGCGCAGCTTTATGCATTACTCAACAGATGGAGCATTCTACTACTATGACTATAATGCTTCTTGGTGGGCAACATTAGAGCTAGTGTTTACGTGCCAGGGAACAGGTCTGTGGCAGTGGGGCATTCAGTATATAGAATAGTTTAGGAGGTGCCAAAAGTATGAAAGTAGTTGTAATTTTTGATAAGGAAGGAAATGCAGTTGCTACGGTACCATGTGATGAACAGGTTAAGGCCGTGCGCTGCATACTTAGTGACCTTCCAACCGGAGCGGTTGTGGACAGGGTGAACTTGGAAAATAGAAAGAAACCTGTGGCTGAATGGCACGATACGCTGACAGAAGCCGAGCAGAGGCGAACAGCGTTGGTACGCGGGCTTGCCGAACAGGTGAAAAATGGTGCGTCACTTAGGGAACTGATCGGTAGCATGAACAACCTGAGTAACAGTGAAAAATGGAAGCTGGAAGAGGAGGTAAAGGCAAATGGCATTTAACGGTACAATTCAGGAAATCACCCTTAATATGTATGGCGATGCCAAGGATGATAAATATGTTGAGGTGCAGCAGGGAGACAGTGCATCCAGAACGATCCGGTTTAAACTTAAAGGTTTCAAAGATGAACCGTATGCAGTGCCTTATGGAGCAAGTGTTGCCCTTTATATCAAAAAAACAGATGGAAAGTATGTGTTATGTACAGGTACGGCAGAGTCGGAGAATACAGTTCTTGTGACACTTACAAGCCAGGCATGTGCATGTGCAGGTAAGCAGCCAGCACAGCTTTACATCTATACCCAGGATGGAGATATTAAGTCTCAGAATTTTTACATCAAGATTCCGGAGGCAACATATCAAGAAGATGCGATCAAATCTGAAAATGAAGTTGGTGTCCTGATCGAGGCCGAAAAGTATTTGCGCCAGATCCTGGACACAAAAGAAAAGCTGGATCAGGCGGCATCTAAGGAAGAAGTAAATTCTCTGAAAGATCAGCTTGATAATTTAGTTGCTGCATCCGGAGAAACAGAAGGTAATGCCGAACTGCAAGATATCCGTACTGGTGCAGATGGCAAGATCTACAAGACCGCGGGAGAAGCAGTACGTCAGCAGCTTGAAAGTAAGGCAGATAAAGACGATACTATGTCTTGGTCAGACTGGTTTGATATGCACCGCACAGGCTGGCGTGGTGGCGTTAAATACCCGCAGTTTTCTGTATCTCAGTCTGTACTTGGCACTAAGACAGGGGATAATGCAGAACTGGTAGCAGAAACATCGACTAACACTACAAAAGGCCGCAACGACTATGCAGATAAACCGGTCACGGATCTAATGTTTAATGGCATTGAAGTGAACGGCTACTATAGTGAAGATGGAGAGCCACATATCACTGCGGTCAAGGGCAGCCCAAACTTTTCCCGTGACGGAAGTAACGGGGATGTGTATATGGCGTTTTTGACGCCATTTTACAAGCGCATCTATACGGATACAGAGGATGGCTGGGAGTTCGCAGATCATCAGGCTGACGATCTGCTCCCGTGGGATGGAGCGGTGCGCCCAGATGGATCTTATAGGTCTTTTTACATGATTGCGAAGTATCCGGGAGTGCTTGGAAAAGATGGATTAACAGGGTCCATTTCAGGCAAACAGCCGCTGCGCAATACGTCACATAATAATCAAATTGCAGATTTCGCTAAGAAAGGGCCACAGTATTGCGGCATGACATCCGATGAAACAGCATGGGTAGCATGGATGTTTGACATGAAGTTGGCAACCCGAAATTCGCAGAACAAGTTGGCTGGTTGCACCGGCTATAACTACCAGTATCCTGCAACGGTCGAAGAAACAGATACAAAGCGTATCATCATTTCTAAAAGTAATGCTAAAAATCTCGTTGTTGGATCGTATGCATCTGTCGGATATGGTACCGTATATAATGGCGCAGTGGATCTGGACCGAGGACGCAGCGCCAATCCTCATACATATGCCGATGATGTAAAAATTTTAAAAATCGAGGACTACGATGACAACAACAGTGCTGTATACGTAGATGCACCAAACGCTTTTGACACAACAAGCGTAAAACTGACCGATACACTCACATCGCCTATATACTTATCAACAATGCACTGGTGGTCCGGAGCCTGTGACGATGTGCAGGGGCCAGATGGATCACCAAGCAATTGTGTCAACAGTAAGGAACCATATGTTCTTTCTGGAGTAGAACTGGCACATGGAGGTTATACAGTTGTATCTGATATTATTCTCTCTAGTGTTTATGACTCTGAAACTGATGTTCATACACTGACACCATATATCGTACATGACAGCCGGAAAATCGCAAACAATAAGCTTACAGATGATTATACGAAAATCGGTTTTGTATTACCGGGCACTGACAACAATTGGGCATATATTTCAAAAGAAGGATACGACAAGTATTTTCCATGGCTACAGCTTCCGGCAGAAGTTAATGCAAGTTCAAGCACTGGCTTCGCTGATGCATTACATACCGGTCAGAAGAATACTTCACTGCGCGAATACCTTTGGGGCGGCAGTCTGGGTGACTGGTCGCTTTGCGGCGCTCGCTGCGTGGCTGCGTACCATGGCGTTGGGAGTGCCTGGTGGCACTTCCTGCGTCGTCTTTCATCTCTCCGCCGCGGCGTAGCCGCACGGGGGTGAACCGCGCAGCGGAGAGGGGATCGCCCCTCTAAATAGTTATGAATAAAAAATAGGGTTGCATAGCACTTTCTCGCGGGGTTTCCCTTTGCCCCTTTGGGGCGGCAGTCTGAATGACAGGTCGAATTGCGGCGCTCGCTGCGTGAATGCGAACAATGGCGTTGGGAATGCCAGGTGGAACATCCTGCGTCGTCTTTCTGAATTTAACCAAATGTTACACCGTGTTATGCAACGTGCTTTAATGCCCCGTTAAAAAACGGCCTTGGCAATTGCCTAAAATTGGTTGATGCGGCATGAAAACTACATTAAATGTAGTGAGTAGGTGGGCGGACGAATGGGATCGCCTGCGGGGTTAGTAGTAAAACTGAAAGCCCCTGAAACCAGAAAGGATAATAACATGCGGCGTTACTGTAAAAACGTTGACATTACGGATACAGGCTTTATTGAGTGCTGCATATACTTGTGGCTCGACGAAAAGAAAAAGCGCAGGGATGTGCAGCGCTTCCTGGCTCAATATTCGCAGGTCCTTAATTTCCGTGATATTCAAGATCTTCTTGCATCAGGTCAAAAGAAATTCCTTGAAGAAATAGTACATAATATAACACTTGATATACAGAAAAGAATTAAGCAAAGGAAGCTTGATCTTCCACCAATCTTTTTTAAACTCAGATATGATGATTGCTGCTGTAAATGGAGAAAAATTGGCATTGAAGCACCAATACATCAAATTTTTGATTACATTGTGGTTGAAGCGTGCAAAGATCTGTTCTATGCCAAAATCGGGCCATATCAGATGGCATCCATTCCCGATCGAGGTCAGGAACAGGGAGTAAAAGCAATTTTTAAATGGATGCAAACCGATCCGACCAAGACCAGATATTTTGTAAAATTGGATGTGCGACAGTGCTATCCATCCATTCCCCACGATAAACTTAAAGCGGTTTTTACGCGGGATATTAAAAATCCAACATTATTATGGTTGATATATGAGCTGATCGATGCCTTTCCAACAGGATTGTCGATCGGCTCTTATTTTAGCCAGTTTGCTTGTAATTATTATTTATCCAGGATATACCACTACATTGCAGAAAAGCTATATAGAGTTCAGATACGGCGTGGCAATGAAACGAGGGTGCGTCTTATTCACCATCATTTGTTTTACATGGATGACATTCTGCTGCTTGCATCTTCCAAGAAAGATGCTGGCATATCGGCTCAAAAAGTAATTGAGTACGCCCATGATATTTTGGGGCTGGAAATAAAGTCGAACTGGAAAGTTGTAGAAACAGATTATATCGGAAAAGGTGATAAGCATCATGGCCATTTTGTTGATATGATGGGCTACCGGATCTACCGGGACCATATTACCATCCGCAGAACCACATTTAAGCGCTGCAGGCGTGCGGTTATCCGCGTAGAAGTGCGACTGAAAGAAGGAAAAGACATTCCCCTTTCTTTGGCACGGCGCGTATCATCACATAATGGCCGGTTTAAGTATAGTGACTCATTTGCTTTTAGCAGTGAACACAATGTACCCAAAATTGTAAGCGCCTGCGGGCGTGTAATATCATCAGACACAAAAAGGAGGATATTAGATAATGAGGACAGAAGCACACGGATCAGCAAAGCCAGAGGAGCTTTGTTACAATACTTTGATGACTCCGAACACTGGAAACACTGCGGAAGTGTGGATCAGGCGGAATATCAGACAGCAGGAGGTATTTGCCCCTTCTAATGAAGATGAACCTACTCAGGAATGGGTATATGATGAAGTTTACTTCCAGACCACAGCTGATCGTGCTGAGATTGAGGCGAATATCGATAGATACTGGGAGCTTGGAAGTGACTGGAGCCCGGCAGTTCCTATGACAGATAAAGAAATGATTGCAAAGCTGCAGGAAGAATTGCAAGAAGCCAAAGCCGATCTGACGCAGGCCAGAACGGATAGTGATATGGCAATCGCGGAACTTACTATTGTACTTGCTACAATGATGGCTCCGACAGTATAGAAGGAAGGAGGTGTTGACATGTTTGACGAGTATAGCCAGCTTACAAAGACCTGGGTAAGACTTGTAAAGTCAGGTGCTTATGGGCGGGAAGACGTCCCAAATTTAAGTAACCTCAGAGAAGTTGTATGGAGCGTTTTAGACAGAGCAGAAAAAAGAAAGGAAGAGTGATGATTATGGTATTTACAAAAAACAGTGCGTTAGTGAAAACATGGGTGAGTTTAGTATTAAGTGGAGCTTACACTAAAGATGAGGTTCCGAAGCTTTTCAACTTGCGTGAAGTGGTTGGTGAGGTAGTGGATTCTTTAACATGAATATGATGGAGATATTTTGCACGCAGCAAGCAATCATAGACCTGCAATCAAAAGTTATAAATGACTTGTATTTACAATTAATGCAATACATAACGCCAGAAGAAGCTGATAGTATGGATTGCGTTGCAAAGATTAACAGGGTTGCGAAACTGAAAGCAATGATTGAAAAATAGTATCAGAAAAAGGAAAAAGCACCTGAAGCTATGAGCGAGGAATTCAGGTGCTTTTTGAATACATTTGTCTCTTTTTCAATATTATAACATGTTTTGCAAAAGGAGGCAAATGTAATTGAACAGGAGCACATGTATGAGTATTCAGGTTTGTGCAACCGGGCTGGTTGCATATTTAAGTCAGAAATTAGGAGTAACCTTTTATCTTCTGGGCATTTT